TAGAAACTACCAAAAAGAGCAAACTACCATTCTTTTAAGATGTCTGCGACATCTGCATTTCGCTTGCGCTCATGCTTTTCTTTCTACTCTATAAACTTTGAATTAACTTTGATTAATGATAAGTTCTTAACTGCTTTATCCAGATCTTTCAGTCACAATTTACCTATCCGAGGCAAATTGCAACAGAGACTTTATCCGAGTCCTACTCGCACACTAACTAAAAGAGATTGCATTCACTTGCACGGAGGCGGTCAGCCGGTACCCCCTACTCTAGATTTTTCTGGCGGTAGCTCACATAGCCGTAGTTAGCCAACTATGTTTTTGCTCTCAGGTTGGTTTGTTTCAGAGCCTGAATCTTTTGGTTTTTACACCTAATTGATTGCCGTGCCGTCATGTGTGTAGTCTAATCTACACGTTCCACCAGCGGCCATTATGCGAGCTGGATCTCCTCATGACACAGTACGAAACTGCGATATTAGCTATTTTGTAAACTTTAAATCTTTAACGGAATTCTTACCTAGTCTAATCTGTATGATGCCATTGTAGTTGTCTTCTCTCAACAGCACGCCTTCAGTAAATTGGTAATAGGCTTCCATGTAATTCGTTTCGCCACGTGTCTTACACAAATGTATGATCTCGCGTGTGAACTTGTCCTTGCCTAGTCGGTCGATATCTTCTTGTAGACGTGGGCTACTACCCCAGTAGTCTTTCCAATCAGTTTCAACCGTTTCTCTGCGCTTGTTTTTCTTGCCTTTTAGAGGTGGTCTCTTTTTGATTGTAGTAAAGTATTTGCGGCCTACGTAATCGTGGCCATTTGTAGTGTTGGTTATCCTATAAATGAAGCCATAGTTGTCGAGAATATCCTCAGAATCAAAAGTTTTACCGTTATAAGTCCAAGGATATTCATATGACATAGTTTTTACTTCACGGCCTTGGCTGCGTTCTTCTTTTCTTGGATTTCAGCACGACGAGCCTTGGCTAGTTTGCCTAGGTCACCTAGAGCACCACGAGCACGTGTACCTGCTGCGCCTACACCCTTGCCTTCAAATTTTTCATTTTCTGTTAGGTATGCTTCATATGCCGCTATGATTTGTTCATGTGTTGTTGCCATATTTACTTTTCCTTTTTAAAAAATTATACTGCTAGGCTTGCTTGTTTACGAGTGATCTCTCTCGAGATTTTCGCTCGGTCTTTCTTACGTTGTGTTTTGTCTGCTAGTGCTGTTAGCTGTGTGATGTTCAATGGACGTAATCTTGGTTTACCACTTTTATATTGTAGTGGGTGATTGTGTCTTTTACTTGGATGTACTTTGCTTGCTGGACCTGCCATAATTATATTTCCTTGTGTGTTACTCTATTGTATATAGTATAATAAAATTATACAATGTTTAATCCTGAAATTCTACTTCTCTTTGCCATAATGTTTTTTATTTGATCAACAGTCATTCGATGATCTCTGCTTTATTTCTAAGTTTCTTATGAATAGATTAGTTGGGTAGAATAGTTTAAAACTATAAGTACCAGTGAAGCCCATGAAACCATTTGTACCTAGAACCGGTTCTTTTGTTTTTTTAATATATCTACCTTTTGGTAAGACAAATCTGGTTACATCAAAATCATCCACTTTGAATTCTTTGATAATAACATAAAGGTCATCGATGATATTACCTGCAGAATCTAATACTGTATCTTTAGATTCTTTATTGACCAGTTCAACATTAAATCGATTCCATCCCAAATTAAGGATGGATTCAAAAGATGCTGTATCTCGGTCGCAGATTATTTCTGTAGCTTTTTTATTAAACACTACATTTATCCTGGGACATTTATCTTTAAATCTCTTAATTTCAAATGTAACTTTTAATTTTTTTTCTGTCATTGTAAAATTCTAATTGTTTATCAAGTATCTTCTGCATATTGATAATCTCATTGATGTCAAATACCGAAATATCATAATGTAAAATCAAATCTACCAATCGATTAAATCTATCTATGCGTACTGGTAATGTGTTCTCAAGATTGAATAAACTAGTCCAGTTAAATTCTTTGTATCCACCGACGATATCTGATTCTAATCCTAGTGCATCAATATAATGTTGTTCAGATATGGGAGTTCCGTTAAGCATCTGAAATACCCCCAATGGAGCAATACTGACTAAATCTTTGCCATAGTTTCCGTATTTCTTAATGAGATCTAATGTGTCTTGGAAATCTTTCTCATATTCAGTGGGATACCCAACAAATATATTCCATATTTGTTTTATATTATATTTTATACACATATCTAGTGTGTGGTGTATGTCAGCGTTGCTGAATTTCTTTTTCATGTGATTTCTGACTCGTTCACTACCACTTTCTATACCAATGGTTATAAGATCTAATCCCGCCAGTGCGGCATTTGCAAATTCTTCTTCTTTCATAGTTTCGGCAGGACGACAGATAAATTGGCCATAATATTTTATAGTATTGGGTAATTTTTTTATCAAAGTTAAGTTTAGATCTTTAAAGGCACTAACAGATCCATTGATTAAACTATCTGTGAATACAAAATAAGTAGCATTATATTTTTTATAATGATAGATCATTTCGTCAGCCACACTTTCTCCGGATCTAAATTTAAACTTAGGCCAAAACTTTCCAATGTCACAAAACGTACAATCTCTAACACAGCCTTTGCTGGCAGTTATTGGCAGCATTATGCCAGGATCACAGTCTCTTAATCCCGGAAATTGTTTATAATCATATAAATTAAAATTGTAGTCGTCAAAATTTGCCTTTGGTAATGCGCTAAAACTAGCATTGTCTATCTGATCATCGGACACTATTCCTCTAAGGTCATTTAAAATTACCCTAGAAACTACACGCTCACCCTCACTGATACAAACACAATCTGCTAGATCGTTGTCTAACATGACTTCAGCAAACTTTTTATCGTAAAAATTCTGCACGACATTAACACCAGACCCACCCAAAACTATTTTAATATCTGGATCTAACAGTCGCAGATAAAAGCAAAAATCTTCAACGAATCGTTGACTATCTTGCGTTAATAAACTTACTCCGACCCAACGAGGATTTAATCCTATTACTCTGGTCGCATATTCTTTAACTTTTTTACGATACCAACGATGTGCGGGTAAGCTAGGACATAGTTCAACAATACGCATCCATGTTAGGATTTCTGTTAAATGGTCAGACGTCTCTGCTAGTAGTTCTGCATTAAAATCTATAGTTACTGCTGATAGATTATCTTGTTCTAAACAAGCCTTTAATATTGCAGGAGCCAATGGAGGATTTATGTTGATCACATATGGAGCAAATACTAATACGCAATCTATCATAATTTAAATAGTCCTTGTTATATACTTATTTAATTTTAGGATATCTCAACATCTGTGTTGTAACTGGTAAATCCATTCTCTTTTACCACAGTTAATATATTATTCACCCGACCTCCTAGTTCGTCTCTATGACTTACTAACCAAATTGATTTGTGTGCTTCACGTGACATTTTCTTAAGAATAGCCAGGGCATTTTCTACACCTGATGCATCCATACCGCTGTCAACAAGCTCGTCAATGAATAATAAATTAATTGGTTGATATAGACTTTCCCACACATCACGGAAAGCCCACGACATGGAAAGTATCAAACGATTGCGTTCACCGCGGCTCAAATTGTCAAAATCTAATTCTCTACCTAGCTCAGTGATGTTTACACTTAGGTCATTCATAAACACCACAGTATGAGGTAAGCCAATACGATCTAGATACTGACTTAATCGAGCGTTCAAGTAGCTTAAATTTTGATCAATAATACGTTTACGTATATAAGAATCTTTGTTAGTCAATAGTTTGTGTAAGAACTCTTGATGTTCTTTAAGACGAGTCAGCTCATTCATCATAGAATAATCAATTTCAGCTAGGGCAGTGGTTTTCATATCTGCAATCTGCTCTGTGTATGGATCTTCTTCTTTTGATTTGGCAGCTAGCTGTTGTTGTAAGCCAGCAACACTGCTACGATGTTGAATAGCATCAGCTTCGGTATCATAGAACGTAGTAGGTTTAACCCCTAGTTCGCCTATGATTGTTTTAGCCGCAATAAGTTCTTCTAACTGACCAGCATGAACACCCTGCTGTGTTTCTGCATCACGCAGTTTACTTTCTTTAATAGCTAATAGTTCTGCATGTTTATTATCGTGCAGATCTTGCCCACAGGTATTACATTTATGATCACGTAGAGTTTCAATATCGCTGGTTAAGTTAGCAATGCCTTTGACTTCGCGCTGTAGATCCTGTGTAGATCGTTGGATAGCAGTGTTTAAATCAGCAATGTCTTTACTTTTTTGATTGTAGGCTGACAATTCTTTATGTGCTGAAATTTCTGCATCAATGTCTAGTTTTTGCAGTTCATCGAGAGCTTCTTGTAGTTTACGAACATCATCTTTGTGTTTAGTTAACCACAGCATTTGACGACGCTGTGCTGCTTCAATCTGCTCTTCAATACGTTTATTAGCATCAGACACAGCTTTAATGTTAGCTTCTTCCTGCTGAATGGCGTCCCTTGTAGCCTTACTTTGCTCTTTGAGTAGTTCTGCTTTTTCACTCAATAAGGTAATACCTAGCAGTTGTTCAATAATAGCACGCTGATCATTTGATTTTAATGCTAAAAATGGCTCAGTGTAGGTGTTCAATGCAACTACGTGCTTGAACATCTCGTGACTCATGCCTAATAAACGTTCTATTTCTTGCTGTGTTTCTCTGCTGTCACCTTGACTGTTATCGTCTTTAGCCTCTTGTTCTTGCTCACCTATATAGAATTTAAGTACATTGGGTTTACGCCCACGTTCAATACGATAATCAACACCATTAACTTCAAAGTCAATAGTAACCAGCATGGCTTTTTGATTAGTTTTGTTTACAAGATTGTCTTTGCGAATATTAGTTAAGGCATTGCCATATAAGGCATAGCTTAAGGCATTGATAATAGTAGTTTTACCTGTGCCATTACGTGCACCAGTGTCATCGCCACCTAGGTCAACGTTCTCGCCTAGGACTAAAGTTAAGTCCTTGCGATCAAAGTTAACAGCCTGTGTGGCATTGCCTACGCTCATGAAGTTCTTCACAGTAAGATACTTTATCTTAAAAGTCATTCGTTGTATTGCCTCATTAAATTATTTTTCCAAGATAGCATTCGCAAGTTTGATACCGCAGATGCCTCTTCAATAGATAACTTTTTTTCAAAACATTCTTTTATTGGTATAATATGATCAAGTTGCCACCCCCCTTCTACCCCACATAATGTTCTGGGATAATTGTTTGGGTTTATTTTATCTATATTTTGTAAATATGTCTTATGACTTAAATGATGCACTTTTCTAGCATACCTAGTATATTCTTTTATTAACGGATTTCTAATCTTTCTTGATCCTGTTCCTTTTTTTGCTACGTTTGCTGTTCGCTGTTGGCACGAGTGAGAACAATATTTTTTCTTAGATGCTTGGTTAACAGTAAATGTATTAGTGCAATTTTTTCCTATACAAATACGTTCAACTTGACGCATTTTTTTAATATTTGGTTTCCCAACTTTAGCACCAATAGCTACCTGTACTCCTAAGTGTTTTCTAGCACGGTATATTGTTATTGGATGCACGTTTAGTATTTTTCCTATTTCTTCAGCTGTTTTAATAGGATCGCTTATTAATTCTGTTTCCTCTTTAGTATACACTCTTGCAGTTCTCATGTAAACACTCCTTTACAGTATTTACCTATTAACTGTTAAATTACTTATTTTGAACAAATTATAGATGCCTATAGATATCAAGTAGTAAGTTAGGATCGTAATGCCCATCACCTGCAATATTAGTCAATTGATTAGTGACAATAGTATCAATACTTTCAAATTGTATATTGCCCATGACGATATCACTGCCAACAGTAACATCTTTAACAGGTAGTAGTGTTAATTCACGCAGATTGTAGGTACCAACAAATGTTTCTTTGATAAATGTTGCTTCTTCGTAACTGATGTCAATGTCTAGATTAACACGACAGTGCATGTTTGGCAGTAGTAAATTTTCTGGAGTGCGTAGAACATCACTCAGATTATATACTCTATATTTAGGTTGGTCAGCCCATGTGCGATATTCTGGCTCTTTACCCCATTCAATGATCATCATGCCACGACTATCATCACCTGCATCTGCGTAGTTATGTGGGAAACAGTTACCTAAGTAGACAATGTTGCCTTTGGTTTGACGTTTGTGAAAGTGCCCACTGAATACCTTATCAAACCCATGGAAAGCGTCTGCTTGTATTTCTCCGGTATCTGGCATCTGTACCATAGCATTCATGTAGAAGTGCGGTAATTCAAAATGTCCAAAGCAATATTTGCCTTCTAGCTTCTGTACCCGTTTATGGTCGTCACCAACAAGCCAAGGAGCGATAACAACATCACCGTCGCTAAACCAATCGTTAACAATGCGGACGTTAGGGAGATGTCTCGCCCACTCCACTGATTGTATGTCTCTCTTGTCTCTATAATATAGATCATGATTACCGGGAATAAAGTAAACCACATCAAAAGCCGCATTCAGCATCTCCAATGCTCTAAGACTGTAATTAAGTGTGACGATGTTGATGGCCGCACGATTGTTGTGCCAATCACCTGTGAAAAAACAGGTCTCACATCCTTGTGCTTTAGCAGTAGCGATAAACCACTTGATGAAATTTAGACAGTCGTCGTTGTGTGTAGAGCTGTTACTCTTTAATCCAAAATGGATATCCGTACAAACAGCCGCTTTCTTGAATAGATTAGCCATGACTTATATTATACCTTATTGATTGTGGTTTGTCTATGTTTTTGGCAACATTTAACATTTGAATTACAGAATCGAATATTTCATGTTGTGGATATTGTTTAAGTTTTTCTATAACAGCTAATTTTGCCTGTGGTTTCAACGATCCTATATTATATGATTGTGGTTGGTGTAATATATTAAATGCCGTATGATCAAAATCTTGTGTAGATATCCACGCTAACAATTCTGGCAACCAATAAACATTCTGGACATTTACAGTAGGAAAAACTTCAGTTATAAATTTTCCAGATCGGTGGCTGTTATATTTTTTTATATTCTCACAGACTTGATCCCATTTTGCACCAACTCTTTGTGCTTCGAACCTATCACCAATATCATCTATACT